GCTTCTGCAAAAGCAAGCTCTGCTTCTTGACGTGCTCTGGAGTTCGGTGGAAGGTCCTGAACTCTCTGCAAGGAGTCGCGAGACTTTTCAAAGGCAAGGCGGGCCTTTTTCTCTGAGATAGCGCCACCCTCAACCTCAAAACGAAGTTGCTGTATCTTCTCTCTGGCGTCATCACGAGCCTCGTTGAGGTCCTCGAGGGCATTGAGAGAGTTCTTTTGTGCTTGATTATAAGTTCTAGTGGCTCTTTCGGTCCCGAGCAATGCGTCAGCAGCCGCTTCTTCGGCTCTGACAGCCCTCTCACGTGCTGCTGCAAGGGCTTCAGGCTTTTCTTCTTCTAGTAGCCTCTTAAGAGATAATCTGGCGTCACGGAGGCGCCTAGCGGCTGCCGCTTGTGCATCACTGTTGTCTGCCGCTGCTTTTTGTGCCTTCAAGCCAGCTGAAAGGGCATCGCTTACGCCTCTAAAGGCCACTTTAGCTACAATTGCGCCCTGAACTAGACCGCCCAGAGCAGACGCAAACACAATTGAGCCTCTGGCAGCATTACCTAAAACTGCAACAAGAACTAGAAGACCGCTACCCAACGCACCAACAGCGCCTAAAACACCAGTTATTGCTGGAATCAAGAATTGCTGCGCAATTGCTAGCTTTCGGAACAAAAGGCGAGCACGTTCCGCTTCAGCTTCAAACTGAGGGGTTGAGATTTTTAGTCCGCCGCCTCTTCTAGAGCCGCGGTTAAGGCCCTCGCTTAGTTCTTTCCCAGCTTTGTCGCCAACACTGCCAATACCGTTTAGGTCGCGTTCGACTTGCTTTTTGAATCCAGAAGTGAGAGCGCGGACTACGACATATGCGTCACCTACTACTGCCATACGCTCTCACCCCCTTCTTCTAACGACTTTCAGGCTGGTCTAGGACCCGCCCAAATGGAAGCGGACTATCCGCATCAAAGTCTGTTGTCGGTGTATACGCCCTTGTGGGACGCTTTTGCTGCATTGGGTCGGGAATCACTTCGTCGGTGCTTCCCATCAACCCATCCGAAGGAAGGGTGTCATCACTCATATTATAGCTTTGTCCTGTATTATTGACTCCGTACTTATACGTAGTTCCATACAGGTCCCTATACATAACGGAACGTATTTGTGTTTTAGCTTCGGCTTCTTCAGAGGAGCTGACCACTAAATCTTCTTCGAAGAAGTAGTGAATAACATCTAACATGTCTGACAGTTCCATTTCTTTAAGGTTTATGCCTTGCACAAGGGCTTTTCCGTTTATATAAGGCCAGAGGTCAATTGCCCACTCTACAAGTCCTCTGGCCCCGCCGTAGGGCGGCTTGAATACTCCTCTACGAGCCATGAGGTGATTTCACCAAGCGTCTCAACTGAGACAATGCGGATAGGGTCCCTCAATAGGATGTCGAAACGGGCATAGCTCTCCTCTACGAGGACAGCCTTGAAAAACGAGTCAATAGTTTTGGCTATTGCAGCTCCGTCGTTTTCGTCTGAGTTAGCCACTAAGTCGAGGAGCATCTTACCCTGCAAAGCTGGGTAACACTCGAAATCTTCTCCGTGGAGCTTAAACGAAACAGGCGTATCTGTGACAGCTGAGCCAGCACCGAAGTCCTTAAATCTATTCGTCATACTTCTTCCTTGTCTATGTCATTTACGCACAACTAATGCAGTGCGTCCTTACTACTATCTATCTTATCAACTTTAGATTGTCTGATAAATAGCGATTTGGCTTTGTTCCAGGATGCCTTACTAGAGGGGCAAAAACAATTACGCCCTTGCTAAAGAACCTCAAGTGGGTATTCGGCCCTTTAGGGAGGATTAAATGGGGCTTAGTGCCCTCGTGATGCATGTAGGCATACTTTACAGAGGAGCCAATCTTTAGATATTGACCTCGGGAATCTCGCATGTGACGCATGTGAATCGATGAGCGCAACTGCCCCGTTTTTACCCCAACTTGGGCCCTAGCAGCAGCTGTAACCTTACGGCCTTGCCCTTTTAGGTATCGCCCAACTTGTCCACCAGGAGAGTTTAGGTAGTTGTCAATTACTGGTTGTCTCCAAACCAGTCTTACGTTCGCCATTATGGAATAGCCATTGTGATGGTCAAACGGGTCGTCTGGAATCCGCCTTCGGGGGAGTCAACGTCTACAGTTGCGATTACGCCGAGGCCTAGCCCACTGGGCAAGCCGCTCCAGCTTGAGTCAAAATCTCTAACGCTTTCCATAAGAATCCAAGCGTCTAAAGCTGAGACTTCAGTAGCGTCTTGGATGTTTACAGAGTTTGGCGGGTTCCCGTTAGCCTGAGCTACAGGCACTGCTCGGGATACAGAGACAAGAAGAGTCGCACTTCGTGGGTCGTTACAGCGCCTAGGCTCGTTGGCTTCGTCGCCAGGAGTTCCAATGTACATCTGGATAAGAGACACAACTAGCTGCTCACAGTCAACCGCGGGGGCTCCAAAAGTGTAGTACTTGCGGGTTGGTACAGGCATGTTGTAAGAGTCGTACACAGTCACAACTTTGGAGAGAACTTCTCCAAGAAAGGTTGCTAAGTTCCTAGCGTCGTCATTTACGCCACTGATGTCTGCTATTGCCATGTCATTTCTTTCTTATGTATTATGCAATTGCTATTGGTGTTGTGCGGCCACCTAGCTGATAGATAATGTTACCCGTTACTAGGTTGATTATCTCGTTGACCTCAGGGTTTCCTAAACTTGGTCGGCTTGCATATATATCAATTAGTCCAGGATTACGAGGACCTAATATCCCAAGCAACGCTGGGTAGCCCAGAGCGATTCTAATGGTACCGTCTACTCTGTCCAACTGAGCCTCGTTTGAGAAGTCAGTAGTTGTAGAGCTGTTGTAATTAGATACTGTTGCGTACACGTTCCATGCGCTGTCTTCGGTAAGGAACTCTCCACCAAATTCGTTGATGTAGTAGACCTGCGTGCCACCCTGAGAGTTGAAGTACAAATCGTATGAGCTGAGCTCGAAGGCAGGGGACTTGCCGATAATTCGACGAGCACGAGGCTGGTCTGGAGAGAACACTCGAGAACGAGCACGGGCCTTGTCTGGGTTAACAGCACGCAAGAAGAGGTCAACTGCGTAGATACCAGTTTTGAGCTCGTCAATAAAGTCTTGGTTGTCAAGTACTGTGTAAGAGACTCCCTGACGAGCAACAGAAGTCACACGTTGAGGAAGGGCGCAGGTGTCGTCTCCTGAATAAAGCTTTACTAATTCTGTGGCTAAAAGTCTCGCAGCGGCTCGCCCTGAGGGGGGAGGAGGAGTTCCGTATGTGTAAGTCACTTCAACGTTTGTCGCGGTCCACGAAGCATTTGGTGTTCCGTAAATTACTGAGTGGTCTGCTAAGTAGTAAGTGTCTGGGTCAATGAGTTCACCCTGCATATCTCGCATGTTGTGAATCTCAACAACTTTGCGTCCTCGCAGTCTTACGCGGGTAAGAGCGTTGGTGCCGTCTCCAAGAAAGTCATGGTTTGAATAACGACCGTTTCCGCCATTGACAACGTTCTCTACTTTTCCATTAATTAGCTGAGGAGCATGGGACATGCTAGAAGTCCCAGTGCGAAGATATGGGTCATAGGCAGAAACGTACCGCTCAGTGACGGTGGTGCTACCAGAAAATTTACGCCCTGACATACTCCAGAGCAAGTGAGAAGCGGTCTTAATTGCATCATATGCGTAATCAGAGTCTGCGTATTCGCCAAGCTCTTCTACATCTACCCACAAGTTACTCATCAAGGCTCCTTAGATTAGAAAAAGCGGGCAGTTGACGACAGTGTCGTCGTTAACTACCCGCCTCATAACTAAATTATACTGTTGGGTCCTCAGTTGACGCAATGATGAAGTCAATTGGGAGGTCAGGGTTGTAGTACTCGCCGCCAGGTACGTTGTACGTGGTGGTTGAGCCTTGGCTGTCAAAGTCTTGGACTGTGATGTAGCCACGCTGACGGATAGCTGTTCCAGCAGGTGACACTGGGGTTGAAGCAACATCCGCTGATGTCTTAGCAAAGCGGAAGGTTGTTCCTGTAGGGACAGCTGTGATTAGGTGCGTACCGTTGAACTCTGAGCCAGACTCAGCCACAACTACTGTCTGACCAATTCCGAAACCGTGAGCTGTTCCAGTAGTCAAAGTAGCAACGTTAGAGGTCAAGCTCTTGTTGCTAATAGTGTTTGTGGACTCGTTGTGCCAAGTGTAGAAGCCACGAAGACCTTCAGGTGCCCAGTCGCCACGTGCGTAGCTGTATGGGCGCTCTGTAGCAACTGGGAACTCCCAGCGGCCGTCAAGACCACTACCGAATGCAACGTTTCCAAGGCCGTAGCCCTCGAAGGTGTTGGCAAGTAGGCCGTTTTCAATTACGCGGTCACCAGACTGGCGAAGCTTTGCGTATGGGAAGACCCAGTAGAAGTAAGGAAGAGTTGATGCACGCTTGCCGTCCTTAACAGCGAAGGACCAAACCTCGATAGTAACACCGTTACCAGCAGGGTCGTCTCCAACGCCAGGTGCTGACCAACCGATGCTCTGGTTGCTAGGTGAGGCGAAGGTGCCAAAGTTCTTGCGAAGAAGAAGACCACCAGACATAAGAGCAGTGAGCTCTGGGTCTGGCTCGCAGATAGCGATTTCCATGGTGATTCTCTTCAGTGTGTCAGGAGCCTTGTAGGAGACACAGATTGTGCCGTCTGCAGACTTCTCTGTTATTTCATCGCCCTCTTCGTACTCAGGAGTAAACGATGCACGCAAAAATGCGGTAGTCGTGTAGCTGTCTCCTGCTCCGTTGAGCATGTTTCCAGCGCCGTCCAGTCGAGTGACTCGGAGCGCCACGCCTTGGACGCTAGCCGCGTAGTCCTGTGTAGCCATTCTAGTTCTCCTTATAAGTTGTTGGTTTTGGCTTAGTCATTAGGTAGTAGGGATTGTCACTCGCATTGCAAAATGCATTGAGGGGTCAGAGTAAGCCGCCGCAGGGCGATATGCTTTGATTCTCATGTTATTTATTGTAGCATCTACGCCCTGACCCAAGTCTTCGTTTACAACCTCAACCTTGCCAAGGTGGACGTCAACAACACCAGTTGCGTACATCCATTTGTTAGTGACAGAAGCAGCAGCCCCTGTCGCACCTATTGGGCCATTACCTGAGTAACCAGAGCCAATAACTACTTGTGTTCCAAGACGTGTCATAACACTTCCTGGATGCTCGTCATCACCTTTTCTGTAGATAAGACGAGAGCCTAAGTTTGAGGCGATGTCGCGTGTCATGTGGATAACACCGTTTTCGCCTACTGGTGATTCTGAGATTGCTTGCTCAAGATACATGAGGGCAATGTGTGGAGCAAATGCTCCTGCAACTGGAACTGTAGAGTCTCCAGTCTTACTCAGGTACATGTTGCCTGAGCCAACTTCTTCTACGTCTGGGCCAGTGCTGACTAACGCACGAGCTGCTGGGCCATCCCAGAACTCGAGCTCTACGGCCTTCTGAGTAACAGCATCAAGCTCTTGCTTTACGCGGTCAAACCTGTCTTGGCCTAAAATGCCAAAGGTCGAAGCAAAATCTTCTACATCAATAAAGAACGGAACATAGTTTAAGTAGCGGGCTTCAGACTGATTGTCTGTGAGCTCGCCACCTGTTACTACAGCGTCGTTTACGGTTAGAAGACGCACGTATGACGGCATGGTGTTGAATTCTTTGTCGAAGCCACGAATCCAACGCTCGTCATACTCACGCCCAGTGTGGGACGTGGTGTTTGCAACGCTCAGAAGCCCGCAGGGAGCGGGAATTAACTTTGTAGCGGGGAAGACCCCTCTAAATATAGCCATTTTTCCTTATTCTCCTCTGCGGGTTCTGAACATTGCTTTACTTATTACTTATTGCGTGAATCGGGCTTATAGCTCAATTGTGGATGATGCTACTCCACCAAGAGTGTCGCGAAGTGCAGCAGCTGCACCGTTGACATTGATGGTTGAAGTAACAGCGAGAGCTTCGACGCCAACCATAGCAATACCTTCGAAGGTCTCAACGAACATCTTGTAATCGTTGGTTCCAACTAGGGTGCTGTCACGGATGATTCCGAGGTCCAGGGTACCTCCGTCTAGGAACAAGAAGGTTCCTTCGGCGAATAGGTACCAAGTGAACGTGTCAGAGAACTCAACAAGTGCAGTTGCACCCTGAGCACCGAATACGTTCTGGTCCAATGAGTAGCTCACGATTACGCCGCGGCTTGCGATGTAGCCATCAATCTCAGCGTAAGCGTTGAGAGTGCTGTCTCCAGGCATAGACAAGGCAAGGTCAGCAGCCATAGCGTCTTTTACCCAGGTAGGGATAATAATACGCAGTGGAGCGTCAGCCTCTAGGCGGTGACGTGAACGGTAAGCAGAAGCAGCGCGTCCAATCTGGACCAAGAAGTCGCGACCAAAACCGATTAGGTTTGTGGTTGTAACTGCGGTCGAGGAGGAAGCAATCTTGGTTAGCAAGTTTTGCTCTGCTTCACGTGCGTGCTGAATTAGACCAAGCTCGTTGTGACGAGAAATCAACTCAGGGTAAGCGCGTGTTGCAAGGTTGCCGAACTGCAACTGAAGAGTTACAGCATCAGTTGCTACAGTGTTCTCTGCAGCAGCTTCAACAGTCAAGCTCAGCTTGGCAGATGGGTTTGGGGTCTCAGCTGCATCGTTAGCAGCAGTCCAAACACCAACAGCGTCAGCATAGCTTGATAGCTTAGGTGGGGTAACATAACGGATACCACCACGGTCAGCCTGGAAGCGAGGAAGAGCGTCACGCACTGGGCGAGCGGTCGAACCGTTTCCAAAAACGTCGTAGCGGGCTTCGAAAGGAGCAACGTGTCCACCAGCCGCAACGATAGCCTCAGGTGATACAAGATTACTAATCTTGAGCCTGTTGCTTTCAGCGTCTGAGGTCAAGGTGCGGCTCTCAGGGTAGGACTGAGTGATTGATGCAACAATGTGCTGCTCACCGTCCCCACCGTTCACGCGACGAAGCGCGTGTAGGCGTTTTGCCATTGCCTCAGCAACGGTACTCATGTCATCTAGCGTACTGCCAGCTGTATATCCAGGGATATCTGCACCTGCCGTGATTGCCACGGGAGAAGCGGTCTCCTTGGATGCCAAACGGCGGTCCGCTGGTACCTCTAGGTCGAGGTTGTCTGCATTTTCGGCAGAAGCGGTCACAGGTGCCTCCATAGTTTCTTGAGCTGATAGTTCAGCTGCGTTTGATGTGGTTTCTTCGTTTGTTGCGGCTTCGGCTGAACCTTCTACTTCAGTTGCAGCTTCTACTTCGGAGTCAACGGAAGCTTCTGCTTCGGCGTCCTCTTTAATTGAAGCAACCTCTTCGGTTGACTTTTCTACTTCGGCGGTCTCTACTGCAGCTTCAGATTCAACAGCTGTCTCCACAGAAGCCTCTTCGGCCTCTACTTCAACAACTTTGTCCTCATCGGCAGCAGCAGTGATTGTCTCTTCGGCGGATGCCTCTGAAACGGTTTCGTTTTCAATTGAGAGCTCGGTAGTCTCACTCAGTTCAGTTGATGCTTCGGACATTGTCTTCTTCTTTTCCATTTCGTCCTCTTCCATTTCGGAATCGGATTCGGTTGGAGTTTCGGACTCGGCTACTGGAGCCTCGTCTTTCATCTCCTCGGATGCTGGCATTGCAGGAACGTCAGGCTCGGGAACTACCTTCTCTTCTTCAGAGTCCATAGCGGCCTCTGAGTCAGATGAGGTTGTCTCCTCGTCTTTCATTTCTTCTTTGCCTTTAGAAGCAGTCATATCTTCTTTAGCGTCATCGCCATATACGCGGCTAGCTGCCTCAGCAGCCCGCTGGGCGAGCTCCTGAACTGCGGCCTCGCGCTGCTTGACCTCGCCGCGAACGGCCTCAAGCATGTCGGCAAGCGACGTCATCGCGTCAACTGTCTGTGAGGAAGGTTCCTCGTTCTCAACCGCTTCGAATTCGGCGACAATCTGCTCTTGTAGTTCGGTAACCTGGTCGGCACCTAACTCAGCGAGCTGATTCATCATCTCTTTAATACGGTCCACTGTCCCTCCTTAGGGCAGTTACATAGGACGGATGTCCTACTTGCTTATAGTCGAGGCCAAGGGACTCCGATACGCACAGGGCGTGGAGGCACTCCACCTACATATAATGTTACATAGGTTGAAAAGTAGTGATTGTACGAATAGTCGATTAGATGTGGTTATTAGGTAAGTAGTCTCAA